GGTCTATATGCAAGGACGAGCCGTAGTTTTGACTAGTTAAGATGGTTGTTTGTATAATTGCAACTTCATTAATTTTACCCAAATGTGCGACAGATTCTATCAGTTCTGGAAAGTATTTTTCAACATCTCTTATTGTAACAGGATTCCAAAATGTATTGTTTTTCAAGTGATTTGGTTTTGATCCATGTTTAGGATAAACATTTACAAAGTAATCATAAATTTTAGGAGCATAGTCTTTATAACCATCAACTTCTATTTGTTTCCAGTATATCATTAGTCTACCTGTATGAAAGGTTGAGAAACACCAAGTCTTTTCACCTCATCTACTGTTAAACTTGGTAAAAATCTAAAACAACAAATGGTTCTTTTTGGTTCTTCCGAAATTGCTCGATGTAATATTGTCGTGTTCACCAATACAGGCCTAACTGTTTCAACTCTACATACTTCTACTGCATGTGCAATATCCAGCCAACCAGCATTTGAATTTTGTCTTTCTTTAGGAAATGCCGAGTTCAACAAATGTGGTTTATCCGTTTTATAAAATCCAGTATATGTGTTACTGCAATGGTCTAATGGAATGTTTAAAGATGAATTACAAAAACTAGGATCAATGGTGTCAACATGTACAATAGGTCCTGTAGTTTTTTCCTGAGACAACAATAAACGAAAAAACTTGGTATATAAACCAACACTTTTTAGCCAGGCGACTGTAACAGGATAATCTTTTTCTTCTAAGTCGGTCTTGAACACATTAGTATAATATGAATTAAAGGTTCTGTTTGCTGATAAAACTTTCTTATCTGAGATCACCCTCATTTCATTTTGAATTTGTTCTAAATTTGGTATGTTAACATAACTGTAAAACCAATTTGGTCTAAGCTCAATAAAGTTCATTTTGCATATCCTAAATCGGTTAAAATTTCTTTACATTTTTCAAAAGAATATTCCATCTTCATATTCCAACCAAAGGCAACTCTTTCAACATTACTCATATTTCTAACGCCATGCCATTCATGTACGTTTGTAAGTATTGCACGGTCAGTGATTGCAAAAGTGAATTTAGCAGGAGGAAAAAATCCTATTCTTTGACTATTTGGTGTATCATTTTTTGGTAAATCATAATATTCAGAAACACATCTATCTGAACAACCACTAATAGGAAAATAAATTGCTTCTGGCCTTAATTTTCGATCAACGTGTGGAGACATAAATTTACCGGCAGGCATTTTAGTTATAGATGCATTTGGTGACATATGTGGCAATAAATCAGAGAATTCATTCCATAATTCGTCATGTATACATTCTTTAGATACTATGCCAAGATTATTGTGATTTAGATCATAACCTTTGGTTGGTGTCCATTCTGCTCCAGGGCGCCACACTGCAATAATACTACGACCATCATATGATGTCATGTATGGTTCAAAATATTTTTCATATATTTTAACAATTGCTTGTAATTGTGTTTCACTGAAATTTAATTCCATCATTAAGTCATTTAATTTCATCTTAGTAACAATAGGTTGGATTTTTGTAAGGGGTTGAATATATTATATGGAACATAATTTGGTATAGTCATACTATTTTTCCTACAATAATATCTTCCGTGTTATAACCCATTCTCTCCAGAATAGGTCTAAAGTCGTTTGATTCTTTTATGTGCCACACAATCTTATTTACACCGAATTGTTTCATTGTTGCTTCGGAATATTTAATTAGTTTGATGCCCGTCATACCTTGACGATAATCTTTCTTTAGAAATATCACATCATTCATGGCAACCTTCAAATCAGCATAGTGTATATGGTAGTCAATGAACCATGCACTATATCCAATCAACACACCATCATCTCTTGCAGTTATGTAAATGAATTTACCTGCTTTCTCCCTACGGTCATACTCTGGCCAATTAGGATTCAACTTGACAATTTCTTTATTTAAGGTCAATTCTTCATAATGTTCATCCAGTAAAGATAACATTTCTTCACGACATTGTAACACAGCTTCAATGTTATATTTAATCATTATTTGATTCTCCGCTAAGTCTATTATCTAAAATGTGTGCGGTTACAAACTCACCCCATTTCTCAGCATTTTGTTCTGTAATTCTGAAATCATAAACTTTTGGTTCAACAAACATAGCGTTTGTATCAGCATAACGACCTTCACGGATAGTATCTACCCAAACAATCCAATCCGCTTCAAAATTATTACGCATCTCAACTAATGGTGCAACAAAATCACAGATAACATAATCCATATCTACCATACTATCTGCAAGTTCACGCATACGATGACTTTGACGAATACGACCTTCTGTACTAAAGTCCCAATCGTTATATTTGTTACGGACATCATCCGCATTTACCCAACCCACCTTCTTCTTTTCTCTTTGTAAAAAATCTACAATCCATTGAGCTAAAGTTGTTTTTCCGGCACCTGGCAATCCCATAACCAATATACGTTTCATTTTAATATACTCCATCCTCTTTTCCAATCAGTTGTGATATAAACTGCTCGGTTTTTTATAAGTTCCAGTTCGGTTCTATACTTTCTCCAAGATGGATATTTTATTTTGTTTGTTGTGTAATCATCATCTTTTGTGAATTTATATATGTGCTTCTTGAGGGCCATTTTATAATTTCTTAGGTCTGAACCTTCATATTTAATTTCGCATGGTGTCGATACAGCATAGTCATTCCATGCCTTTGTTGAACCAAAATGGAAAAAATTTTGTCCTAGATTTATGTTGTCTGTTTCTAATATCCACATCAACTGCTCACTTTGATAGTTTAATGTATAGTCTAACCACCACATTAAGTCTTTAACATTAGTCAACGGTCTAGGGCAAGCCATGATTAAATTGTTATAAAAATCTTGTGATGTATTTGTTAATTTTTTTAGAAAATCTGGAACACTCTGAAACAATCTTTGCTCGGACATCCTATCATAATCATTAATGCCAAATACAGGATCAATGCAGTGGCCTGTAACAATCACACCATCTATTATCGAATCTAATAGATGACTATTATCACTAAAACTGAAGTTCTTTATTTCTAACTGGTTTTCAATAAAATTTTTATAAAACTGTGGATATTCTTGTATTGAATATTTGTTCATCAACACAACAATCCTGTCTTTAGGCACAATCTTTAAAAACTCTACAAGTACTAATGTAGAATCTATGCCTCCACTCCATGAAATGTATAATCTTTTATTTTCTGAAGAATTTAGTATTTGTTGCACACTATCATAGCATAAGTGTTCTATACTTTTAGGCTCACACAGTTCACCGATAGGAGTTAGTATTTCCATTTCTGGTTGAATCAATATTTTTTGTGTTCTATCAACAACATTATGAAAAAGAAACGGTTGTTTGATGGTAGGCGTTATACCTAAATGATGATAGTATTTCAAAACAAACCTCGTTTGAAAAATTCTTTTATCTGTTCACTTGTTATTATTTTTTGTGGATATTCAATAACGATATTGTAATCGGCTATTTCTGTTTTAGCCTTATATGGTTCGGTCGAATAACTTTCTTGTGGTCTTATGTTTAGCCATTCATCGTTTGTCATTTCTGATAACCCATATAAAATGGCCACCCAAATCCAACAAACCAAAATGACTCGTCCTAGGTTGATCGTGATGTGACCTATGTAACCATTCACCACACATTGGAATAAGAATTTCCAAAAGCCATATGTTACGTGGCTGTTTCCCAATATGTGAAATTATATTGTGTGAGTAACTAGTGAAAAGATATGCACTAACGGGTATTGCATATCCGTATAAAAATAAAATGGGACTAATCAAAAACATAACCAAAGCAACACAAAATGCGACAGTGCCTGAATGTTTCAACCAAAGTTTTTGTACTTTGTTTCTCATCAACTTCAATACGAACTTAGGTGCTTGAATGTTTATACGTTCTTTAAAATTAAAGAATTGTCTCCACGTAGAATCATATGGATCAGCCAATGTATCTGAATATTTGTGGTGTGCTATGTGAACAGAAGCCCATTCAATAGGCGAGGAATTTAGTGATGCTGTGCCAATGAACCCAAAAAGAAATTGCCAGAACCTGTTACACTCATATGTGGCATGTGAGAAATAACGATGATAACCAGCAGTTATGGTTATAGCTATAGACATATAAATCAAAAATGACCATAACAAATTTAGACTGGTGCCATAATAAAGAATAGTCACACATAATAAAGGTAAAAACGATATGGCACCAATCGTTCTCTGCCAAGACTTGGTTTTCATAATATTACATTGGAGCAGTTACGATAAGTCCATATACAGTTTCTTGTGTATTATTAACTAAAGTTACATCAGACGTTCTGACGCGGATTTGGCAAGGGCCAATAAATGTCCTAAATGCATTAGCTACAACTTCACCTCTTGCTAAAAAGAAGTCTGTACCTACTGGTAAAACTTTTTTTTCAGTTGGTTTAAGTATAACTGATTGTAAATTTGGTAAAAATTTACTATTATTAGCATACGATACACAGAACCATTCAGCATCTGTAATTGGTGTCACCAAAAGTGTTCCGGTTGTACTTGCTCCATTGTGTTTGTTTTCAGTATTCAACCAACCAGCTTTTCTGTTTTCCAGTTTTTCACCAGTCTCTTTAACTATACATTCAACTTCACCATGAGTGTAGAAATAATATCCTGAAGTTACAAATCCATCATCACCCAATTTAACTTCTCTGGTTTCGCCAACAGTTTCTGTACACTGAATGAAAGCGGCACCAAAGGCAGCATATGGTTTATATTGTGTTGTCATATTGTAGATCCCATCATTTCACTCAAAGTACGTTGAATTAATGCTATTATTTTTAATTCTTCCAATTGTTCTGGAGTTAATGAGGAATGTGTTGTTGATGGCGAGAATGTTTCACTCGATGAAACCTGTGTATTATTTGGCATAGTTATCAAATGTGCATCATCATGTATTGTTCCAACAACGGACTTGCGTAGAGTGTCATCAAATGTTTTCGATAGTTCTTCTTGTCTCCAAAAATGTTGAGGACTACAACCAGCAAGTCTGGCCAATATATGTTCTTCTGTGTGCGCTTCTGTATCTTCTAATGAAATGCAAAGGGCAAGTTCAATATTTCGATAAGTTGTATTATCTTTTGGTCTATATTCCACGACATATGTTCCATCATCGTGATATTGTTTAATTTCCATTGTGAAGGGTATGATAGTGTTATCCATTGTTGTTCCTTTTTTTATTTTTAAAACAGGTTTTCTGGCATTAGTTCTTGAGCATTGTCAAACTCCAACCCAATCAGTGATTTTCTTTCAGTCTCATCAAAAGATTTTGATGCTATCTCATAATTCCAAAAATCTTGAGGACTACCACCAGCAAGTCTAGAAATAACTTCTTCTTTTGTGGGTGTAGGGGATTCGTGGTATGGTAGCGTTACGCCATATGTGTATGGGGATAAATCAGGATCTTTAGGAATATACTCAACAAAGAATGTTCCATCAAATTTGTAATCTTTAATCACCATTTTAAATGGCACGAATTTGTGTTGCGAGTCACTCATAATATTTTATCTTTTAAATTAACCGTAATAATTTATATAGCACGAATAAGTACCGCCATTGGTCATAGCAGTCCAGTTACCAAAGGTTGTAGCGGCACTGGGTGCATAATAAGCGGTGGTGCCTGAAGTTAGGTAGTTTGTTGACGATGATCTAGCAAATGATACTGAACCGGCTCCATTAAAACCTGAAATCCAAGAAAAATCGTTGTTGGCTGGTGCCACGTTGCTCCACAAAACCAAACAGCCCGTGGTGGCGGAACCTCCGTTATCTCTATAAAAACCATTTATAGTCATTGTACCGTTTGGTGTTGTAAATTGGTTAGCAGAAATAGAACCAAAACGTGAAGAATAACCGTTATTATAAGGATTTAGCGTTGAACCTGAACCTGAAGCTACACTAAAACCCCAATAGTTGGAATTGGTTTTGCCGGAGACATAATTACCCACACCGGCTGTCAACGTAAAAGAAAGCCTCTTGTAACCCCAAACGTTAAAATAGAGTCCGAACGACATGTTTAATTGTGATGTTGGAGTAGTTGCCTGGTTATTACCTGCGGCGATGTTGGGAATATAAGTTCCTCCACGCACGAAGTTACTCATGCCTACGTTTGTAGTTAAAGCACCGGTATAACCAGAACCCAGCGACACGGCCGCTATGTCTGCTTGTAATCGTAATGATCCAGATGATGGGGTTGGCATTTTTGTTTAATCCATGATGATAGTTAGATAATCTTGAAGTATTTATATGCCCAAATCATTGCAAGCCACAATAAATGACTTCACTAAACTTGACCGAACAATGTCATCCGGTGTAAATGAAATCTCAGTAAACTCATCCATATGGCGAGCAACTTGCAAAAAGTCTACCAATCCAGACACATCGTTCCGGCTCTTAATCAAATCATTCTGCTTCAAATCACCAACAAAGATGATTTTTGACCGATGGCCAACACGAGAGATGACCGAACTCAACTCGTGAAAGGTCATAGACTGACATTCATCTACGATAATAATAGAATTATCAATAGAAATGCCCCTAATAGCAGTAGTGGAGATAAATCTCGCATATCCTTGTTCCTTCAATCTGTCCCATGCATCTTTGCGTCCAAATAGTGTCTCACAAATTTCTTTGTAGGGCACTTCATAAATCTCCATCTTTTCTTCCAGTGTACCTGGTACAAAACCTTGGTCACGAACCTGTACAGCGGAACGAACAACTACAATGTGTTCAAATGAATTCGTCTTGTCTAACACTTCTTCTATTGCACGATACAAAGCCAAGAATGTTTTACCTACACCAGGTGAACCTAATAGTCCAATGAAATAATCGCCTCTCTTATATGATTCAAAAAAATCTGCTTGTCGTTCGGTCAGTGGATCAAAAGTTTTTAAATGGTCTAGTTTAATCTTTAGAGCATTTGATACTGGCTGATGTGTATGTGTAAAAGAATCATTACTAATCACATCATCTCGCTTTTGGGTTCCTGTTTTTCTACTTATTGCCATTGGAACTTTCCTTGGAGTTTGTTTAAATGATTTATGCGGAACTTTTTGTGTAGACAGATGAGTCCTTTCTAAGCAGTGCAGGCACTTTTTGTTGAACAACCTTCTTGGCTAGTTGTTGATAAACCGGCGGCTTAAAAAAGCCACCACCAAGAAGGGCAGGAATACGTTGAACAGGTGTTACCATTCTCTAGGATACTTTTCTTATAAATAAATGTGTTAAAAGTAAAAGACGTTTCATATGAGTATATATTCAATCTATAGAGTTGTCAACATTAAAAATGGTAAAGTTTATATTGGCTTTGACTCATGTTGGCCAAATCGAAAAAATAGACACCTTAAAGATAGTAGAACAGAAAAATCTACTGCTTACAATGATATTTTTCATAAGGCTATACGAAAATATGGTAAAGAATCATTCGACTGGCAAGTCATATATCAATCATTAGATAGTGAACATTGTTTGAAAAAGATGGAATCATATTTTATACAAGAATATAATTCTTATGTGAACTATATTAATTCTAATGGTTATAACATGACTTTGGGCGGCGAGGGTGTTTTAGGATTAAAAAAATCTAAAGATTCAAAATTAAAAACAAGTATATCATGTGGTAAAATTTTTAAGGTTTGGCATAAAAATGGACAATTAATTGAAGATAAACACATAAAGAACTTTTGTATCAAAAATAATTTGAATTATGGCAATTTTAAAAGAATGATTGATGGACAAAGGTTTGTTTATGGTGATTATTATCCTTACGATGGAGAAAAATCATTCAAAGAAGTATTAAACAAATATCAAGAAAAGATTAAAAAATCTATGCAAATAATGGGAGAAAAGCATTCGAAAACATACACTCTAATGTCTCCCGAAAACAAATTAATAACTTTTACTAATTTAGCTAAATTTGCAAGAGATAATAATTTAAATCCACAATCTCTAAAACAAGTTGCAATGGGTCGATTGAAGTCGAATAAAGGTTGGACTTTATCTTAGAATTCCCTTGGCCGTTTTGTTTTGTGCCCCGACATTGTATTTCCAGGAATAGTTTCTTGCATTCGTTGAATTACTCCAGTTTCAAAAGCCATGTGAGCTTGGCCAATCCCAGGAACACTCATTCTCATACCGTCACCTAATCCAGCCAGACCGGTACTATCAAAATAACGTTCTAGATGTGGGTTGTCTTCTTTGAACTTGTCATACTCAGACAAGCGCATTGTGTGTTCTTCAACTTCACCTGTATTTTTATTAAAAAATGGATATATCATGCTGTTTGAAACCAGTTAGGAACTGGCCGAGAGTTAATCTTACCACGCCATGAGGCAAGGTGCTGTTTGTTATTTATATAGTAGTTGTGATACGATGCAATAGAATTACCAGCAACTTTTACTTCAGGCGGCATTGCAGGTGTAGGCTCAGTGAACGGTGCATTTGGAATGTTATTTGGTGGATACATCAGTTCTTCTTCAAGGCCATCACGTTCAACTTTATGGACTTTACCATAACGATAGGTATACTCACGGCATAATTCTGTCAATAGCTTAGACAGCCACACGTAGTTGGCATATGATTGTCTTACCCATATAGCGGATGGGTGATTAACATGAGTTGCAGAATACAGACGATTATTCCGATCATCAGGTAAGGTCCATATCTTTTTTTGTCTACCACTAGCAGATAGGCCATTACTAAGAGTACCATCGAGAACACGATGTGCAGTAGAAAGTAGTTGTGCATATTCAAGGATCATTTTGACCACATGCTTGTCGGCATGCATTTCAGCACACACTTTAGGGTCATTGTGTAGATAAAAGATATTCATAATTTAATTTTCACTCGTTCAACATCAGTCCAGCCTTGGATTACATTTCTGACACCATAAGTGTCATGTTCAGAAATACAAACTTGCAGGCCAACTTTTACAACCTCATCAGCATCATTCACATATTCAGCAACACGGAATTCATATGACAATGGTTTTAGTATTGTAACATTTGGCTCAGGTATTGTAAAGCCCGTAGGTGTGTATGGTGCACTCGTAGAAAAGTGAGCCGCAACCAATTGTGTATTGAGTCGTTCAATCATAAATGTTAGACCATTGTTTCAGTTTTTGAACTTTTTGCCGTGCGGCTTCTTCGACTGCATCATAATTCACCATGCCTTGTTCACACATGATGTTCAACATAGCAATCAAATCACCTAGTTCTTCTTCTAGGTGTTCACGATTGGTTTTTGGTTTACCTGGTTTGACATTATCGAGGCCAAACCGAAAACATTTAGAGATGGCTTGAATGACCTCAGCACACTCCTCTTGAGCAATCAATAAAATTTCTCGTTCTTTATCCATTATGAATTCCAATGCCGGATGACGCCGGCGACAATAAAACAATTTGTGAGGATGTATGATAACACAATTATCAAACGAATGCAAGCGATTTTATCGGATTCTTTGTCATCCGTGCCTGTTTTTTCACCAAGGGCTTTGGCTATGAGTCTCCACATATCACGCCAACAGATAACGACCTAGTCCATATGCATCAATACTGATTAGTAGTGCATAGTTCACCATTAATCCGAATGAGCCACGAGTCCATGCACAATAGAACGTAGAGCAGCATCCAGCAATAAAGATGGAATACAAAGGGATAACAGGGATATTTGGAACAGTTGCGGCAAAAATAATCGAACTAATGAGACTACAGGTCCAAGAAAAGATTTCTAAAAAGAATCTTACTTTGTTGGACTTATAGTCTTGTGCGATGTAATTTGTGATGCCCTTTAGTACAGCATTCACTTAGTTATCATCCCAGTGATGAGGATGTAGTGCCCATTGTAGACTTTGGACGACCTGGTCCACGTTTCTGTTCAGCTCTAGCGGCTTCCTGTTCAACCTGTGGACGGGGTGTGGTTTCTAGATCAGAAATAAAACGTGGATGTTGTTCCATTTCAACTTTTGGTAGGTTCTTGATACGTGCAGCAATATCATCCGGTGAAACTGTTTCAAGTACGAATTGTTTGAACAATGCGTAAGAATCGGAAACTTTCATAGATGTTTTACCACCAACTGCGGCCGCATCAGGGAAGAACAATGCACAACCGCCTGCGGCGATAGGTGCGATTTCCATAACGGTGTCAAGGTTGATAATCACTTTGCAATTCTTCTCTAGAGAATTGACTTCGATAAACATGGCGCTCATAATTTTCCTTTCAAATAACGGACAAATATTTAGTCGTTGCCACCTGGCTTACCCATAACATGGCGTTCAACTGAGTTGGCATAAATCTCAGCATTGACCATGGCATTTTTCCATGCATCACGTTGTTCTTTATCTTTGTATCGACCCATACGCAAAGAGGTTTTCAATGCCTTAGACATACGGTAAGTTGAGGTTCGTTTCATTTTTATCCTTTAAGAGGTGGTTTATAAATAGTTGTGGATCACGAGACTGCAATCTCTATCCACTCTATGTTCATCATTCTAACAGGAAACACAGCACATGTCAAGTATATATTCTCACACCTTCTACATCTATGCATATGTTCGAGAAGATGGTTCTCCTTATTACATTGGTAAAGGTAAGAATCGTAGAGCATGGTCACATTCCAAAAAAGAAATACAACCACCAAAAGACAAATCTAGAATTATAATGATGGAAACCAATTTGTCTGATATAGGTGCTTTAGCTCTCGAACGCAGATATATTAGATGGTGGGGTAGAAAAGATTTACACACAGGCATACTAAGAAATAAAACTGATGGAGGCGAAGGTGCTGCCGGATGTCTCCGCTCAGAAAAATTTATAAAAAATTTACAAGGAAATAACAATCCAGCATGTCAACCAGTTGTTAGAAAAAAACTTTCAAAAATAGTTAGTAAACATTGGGAAATAAATCCAGAAAGAAAGAAAAAACAATCCGAAAGAATTACAGGTAAAAATAATCCTTCGTTTGGTTTATATGGATCGAAAAATCCTAATGCAAAAAGTGTATCTGATCCACATGGAGTTATTTTTGGTAGTTTATCTGCCGCAGCAATTCAATATGGTGTTCGTTATGAAACCATATATGGTTGGTGCAAAAAAAATAAGAATAATTGGAAGTATTGCTAACACCACAAACCAAATGTATGCTCTAGGCCTGTAGTAATCTACTTCCAATTGAATCATGTCCATCTGACCTAGCAACATGGGTTGGCATTCATCTTCTCCACCCATCATTTCAATGGTCTTGATAGATTCTTTCAGTCGGGCTTTGGCCTCAATAAAGTGTAGTATAGAAAACATTATAATAGACCTTCTTCTGTCTGTGGTGGGGTCCGAGGTTCTGCATCAGACTGGCGATACTCGTAGATTGGTTTATCTGGAGGCATATAAGGGAATGTTACAGGAACTCTTGAGTCTCGATTGGTGTAATATGTTTTTACGGCATTACCATCTTCATCTTTCCACCATTCCCAAAAAACTTTACCATCGATGTCATAGCAAGAACCATCACCATCTTTAAACACTGAAGAAAGTCTTTTGTTTTGATACGTTACATCATTGACACCATAATCATGTTTCACCCACTCACCATCTTCACCGGTCAACGGTGTCAACGGCTTGAATGACATCAATTTGGTTAGAATCTGAATTGCATAATTTGCGGAGAAACCAGAATGGCCTTCATCCGAAAACTCTTTAATCATGTGCAGAATGTGCTTACGCATCATTCCATTATATTCATCTTCTTCAGTTAGACCAATACGGTCCATTTCACTTTCAGCATAAGATAGTAAACTCATTTCAATTCCCATCCCAATTTTTATACCAACGTCTGAATGCATCTTTCATAGATTCATCCTCTTTCCACTCACATGACCAACCCATCATACCACCTTTCCATGAACCTGCACGAGGTCCAAGTTCAGTGTCCGAATTACAATCAACAACTCTACTCACATGCTTGAATATTGGCAACCATCGTGTCCATTTTGGACGCCATTCACGTTCTTCGCCTGTCAATCTAATCTTTGCTTTTTGATTTACACCATCTTTAGTCCAATGGTCTAATTCGACAAACTCAGCAAACAAGGCTTCGGCATCCTGTTTATTTTTAACACTAGGCCACTCAAATATCTCATACCAGTGAAGGTGTTTATCATCCTTATTTTTAGGATAACTATTTCGCCAAAGTAAATCACCATCTGGATACAATAGGTCGTGACGTACAATCTCTAGTCGCCATGGGTACCAATATACTTTTGAATGGTCAGAGTTTTCTGGATCATCCCGAGTCCAATTGCCTGGTTGAATTCCATAATAGATGTGTAAACAATCAGGAGTGAATGTGAAGCCATAATCTTTACGAATCTCTTCCATGAAACCACATGGACCTTCTTTGTCTTGATTCCATGACATGTTGGTTGTATCAATCCATTTCTCTTTTGGCTTGAACAACTCAGGCACCTTCCACCACCATGAGTGCTTGAACAAATTGATATTCAACGCGCAATATGGTTTTTCATGGTGCTCACGTTCGTATGGATTCTGCAAGGTGATACCGAACGACCAGTAATCACGTTTGTGATATTCAAAGTTCTCTCTCATCAGGTTCTTTCTCATAACAAGTTAAACATACTGCGTCATATCGTGGTCCACCCATAGGGGCAATAGAGCCGCGGCAATATTTACAAAGGATAAATGCCGCGGTAGTAATAAAGCCTCGTTGAGATTCGTACAAAGGATAGAATCCTTCT